GAGGAAGACAATCGTGGCCCGCTCTCGATCTGGCTTGACATGGGGAGCGATTATGTGCCGCCGAGACACCGCAATTTCGTTGTGGCGTGCGACATCGGGCAGGGAACCGGAGCCTCGGACTCCGTCGCGGTTGTCGTGGATCGGGACAGCGGGGAAAAGGTTGCCGAGTGGGTGGACAATAAGACTGGTGTGGAAGCGTTTGCGCGTACAGCCGTGAACCTCTGCGCCTTCTTCGCACGCGGGAACGATCCGGCGTTCCTCATCTGGGACGGCGGCGGGCCGGGGCTGACATTCGGCAAGGTGGTGACGCAAGACCTCGGGTATCGCCGCGTGTACATGAAGCGGGATGACACCAAGGTCGATGCGCGGTGGACGCCGAAGGATCGGAAGCCGGGATGGTTCAGCAACCGCGACCTCAAGCGGGACCTCCTGATTCAGTACCGCGAAGCGCTGGCGAACGGGAAGTTCTTCAACCCGTCCGAGAAAGCGTTGTTGGAGTGCAAGCAGTTCAAGAACATGGCGGACGGATCGGTCGAGCATGTGTCTATCGCCCAAGCGCAGGACGGCGGCGACAACCACGGCGACCGGGTGATTGCGGACGCGCTGGCGAACTTCGTCGCGCGTCCCTCGGTGATTGCGAACGAACGGCGCGAGCCAAGCGTCATGGATGAGTTTCCGATTGGGTCCGTCGGCTGGAGGCACCAGCAGGCGATGTTGTCCGAACAAGCCAAGTGGACCAGCAGGTGGTGAACGCCATGATCGCGACAGACGACGATATCGAAATGCAATACGGCGAGAAGTCCGCTCCCGAGTCGGGGCTGGATGTGCCGTTGTCGCGTCTGATCGACGCCGTGGGGGAGTCGCGCAAGAAGCTCGCCCCGTGGCGCGAGCAGTACATGCAACTCTGGAAGGAGTACGTTGGCGACTTCTACGGGGAGCGGGCCAACGACAAGGCGAACCCCGTCAACAAGCTGGAGCAGGCGACGACGATCTACCTGCAACAACTGGCAGGGAACCCGCCGCGCGTGAACGTGTTCACAAAGAATCGCCGGTATCGCGCCGGTGCGACGAAGCTCGGGCTGGTGATGAACGCCTCGCTCGAAGACTACCGCATTCACCGGGCCTTGCAGCGGTCCGTGCGGAACAGCCTCTTCGGCATGGGCATCGTCAAGGTGGGCCTGAAGTCGAACGGCGTCAAAAGCATTGGCGGCGAGAACGTCACCACGAGCAGCCCGTTCGTCGAGTCGATCCTGCTGGATGACTTCGTGGTCGACATGACGGCGAGTTCGTTCGACACCGCCGAGTACATGGGGCACAAGTACCGCGTGCCCCTCAAGGATGCCATCAAGAATCCCGAATGGGACAAGCGGGTGCGGGCGAAGCTGCAAGAGCAGGACAACCGCAGCGTCAACGAGGATGGCGACCCCCGGCTGTCGGAAATGTCCGGCGAAGCGGATCGCGGAAAGCTCCACAAGCAGGTCGAAGTGTGGGAGGTCTACGTCCGGTCCGAGCGGAAGGTGGTCACGTTCTGCGAGCACTACGCCGGATACCCGCTGCGGGTGGTCGACTGGGACGGGCCGGAACGCGGGCCGTATCACGCCCTGTTCTACAACGAAGTCGACGGCAACGTGATGCCCCTCGCTCCGGCGGCGACGTGGATTCACCTGCACAACTTCATCAACTCGGCGATGCGGAAGCTGATCCGGCAAGCCGAACGGGCGAAGTCGGTGGGCCTAGCGCCGAACATGAGCAATCAGAATGGCGGCAAGGATGCGATGACCATCATGAACGCCAATGATGGCGACGTCGTGGCGGTGGAATCCCCGGAAGCGATTCAGGAACGCGGTTTCGGCGGGATCGACCAGTCGACGTTCGGGTTCATGCTCCAGTGCAACCAGATGTTCTCCACGCTGGCAGGGAACCTCGAAACGCTGGGGGGTCTGTCGGCGCAGACGGACACCGCGACGCAGGACGCCATCCTCAACCAGAACAGTTCCGAGCGTATCAACGCAATGCGGCAGAAGGTCGCCCTGTTCACCAAGGGCGTGCTGACCGATCTCGCGTACTGGATGTGGACCGACCCTGCGGAAACGTACCGCGCCGAGGTGGATTCGCCGGTCGGTGCCATCGAAGTGACGTTGACGCCCGAGGAACGGCAGTACGATTTCTTCGAGCACGAACTGGACATCGAGCCGTACTCGATGGTGTTCCAGACGCCGCAACAACGCTCGCAGCAACTCAGCCAGTTGATGATGAGCACGCTGTTGCCCGCCCAGCCGATGCTCCAGCAACAGGGGCTGAGCATCGACTTCACGCAGTACGTCAAGATGCTGGCTCAGTACATGAACCTGCCGGAACTGAACGATCTGGTGCAGTCGCAAGGCATGGCCCTGAACGCCAGCGATTCCTTCAAGGCGTCGGAACCGAGCACGCCGCCGGTGAAGGTTTCCACGGAAAACCGCGTTTCCAAGGGGGCTGGCGGGATGCAAGGGGACGAGTCGAGCATGATCCAGCGGTTGATGGCGGGCGGAAATCAGAATAAGCAAAACTGATAGTGTTGACACGCCGGATCAGTTCTGCTTATTCTCTGAGACAGGAAGCGCCGCCCGGCTTTCCTGCAATGCCCGATTTCAAGAGCAAACTGCCATCTTCCGCTTCCCTCACCGAGATTCAGGCCGAGTTTCAGGCGTGGCTCCGTGAGAACGCGAAGAAAACCAAACTCACCGTTCCGCACGCGGGGATCACGTTCCGCGAAGGCCGGGAGTTGAAAAGCGACGCCGCTGCGGTGCATCCATCCCGGATCGCCGAAGCGACGAAGATGTTGAAAGAAGCCGGATGCCCGACTCGGTACGACCGGGAAGGCAGGCCGTGCTTCCGATCCTTGCGACACCGGAGTGAATTCTGCCGGGTCACAGGGCTGACGGAACGACGTTAGTGCGAGCACCGCCCAAGCATCGCACTCATGGCCGAATTGGAATCAGCCGCACCGGCGTCTTCTGACGTGTCGAGCGATGTCGTCGTGGACAGTGGTTTCGACCACTTGTCCGACGACCGCAATGATGACGCGCTTGGCGCTATCGACAACGCGCTGGCTGGCGAGCCTCAAGACAACGTTCTGGAGGCGGACCCCGCCCCGGAACTCAAAGCGGAGCAACGGGACGGAGACGGTGCGGGTCTTCCTGGCGGTGCTCCCCCGCCGTCTCCCCCCGTTGCACCCGCGCCGCCTGCCGACGAGTTCCAAGCGGTTGACTTCCGCATGGCCAAGGCGCTGGGGATCGGCTTCGCGGATATGCGGGCGTTCGGCAGCGTGGACCGTTTCCGGGAATACGTCAACGCGGAAGTCACGGATCGCCAGCGTGCGATGGCACAAAGCCAGCAACAGCAGCGGTTTCAGGTCCAGCCGTTCAAGCTGGAGAATCCGGACCAATATGACCCCGCGATTGTCGGGATGAACCAGCATTTCGCCCAGCAACTGGCGCAGATGCAGCAGTTCTACGACCGGCAACTGCAAGCGGTCCATCAGCAATATGGGGGCCTGCAACAGCAGGTCCAGCAACATCTTCCGACGATTGAACAATACCGTCGGCAGCAAGAAGAGGCGGTTCGTGCGTCCCGGTACGAAGAGTTCGACCGGACCGTGGATCGTCTCGTGGATGAAGAGTTTGTCGGGCGAGGTTCCTTTTCCGCCCTGTCGAATCCGCAGCACCAGCAGGCCCGTCGTGCGATTGCTCGCAAGGTGGACGCCCTGATGCGCGAAGAGCGTGAGCCGGGGGAGGCTGTGCCGCCCCTCGAAACGCTGGTTGAAGAGGCTGTCTCCGTCGTGTTTCGCAAGCAACTCGCCGACCGCGAGCGTGCGCAACTGACGCAGAAGCTCAAACAACGGGGCCGGAACACCTTGGCCGTGCCGTCGCAGTCGCTCCACTCGGACGACGACGCGACCGGCAAGGAAAAGGCGCTCGCGGAAATCGACAAATTCGTCCGGTCTCACTGAGGCCGTTAGGAAAAGGAGCCATTCATGGCCGTGATTCAAGCGACGGACCTCGCCTCGCTCGTCAAGGCGACGCAGAACTACATCCAGCGAACCAAGTTCGTCTCCATCGTCCAAGAGTACCAGTACCACATCATCCCGCAACTGCTTCGCAAGGAGCGGATGACGCAGGGTGGTGGGACAGGCTACGAGTGGCGCGTGGAAACGCTGGGCAACGATCAGTCCTCGAACTGGGTGGGCCTTGCCGCTGTCACCCGTCCGACGATCAACGAGGCGTACATCACGGCGAGCGTGCCGTGGCGTCACCTGCAAGACGATTGGTCGTACGACATCCGCGAACCCGCCCTGAACAGCGGGGACAAGGAGAAGATTTTCGACCTCATCAAGCAGCGTGAAGTCGACAGCCAACGCAAGCACGCGGACAAGCTCGAAGCCGCGTTCTGGTCGAAGCCCGCCGACTCGACGGACACGTTGCTGCCGTTCGGGATTCCGTACTGGATCGTCCAGAACAACACCGAGGGGTTCAACGGCGGCAACGCCAGCGGCTTCACGGCGGGACCGGGCGGTGTGGACCGGAGCACCTACTCCGGGTGGAAGAACTACACCGGCCAGTACACGACCGTCAGCAAGGCCGACCTCATCAAGAAGATGCGGGCGGCGGTTCGGCTGTGCAACTTCACTCCGCCGGTCAACTACCCGTCGCTCACGGGCGAGTCGACCACGCGGACCAAGCTCGACTACGGGCTGTACACCACGCGAACCGTGGTGGAAGCGTTCGACGAACTCGCCGAAGCGCAGGGCGAGTTGTGAACGAACGACGTGGCCTCGAAGGACGGCAAGGCCATGTTCATGGGCATGGACGTGACGTGGGTTCCGTACCTCGACAACAACGGCTCGACGAACAACCCGATCTACGGGCTGTGCTTCGATACATGGCGGTTCGCGTACCTCAAGGGGTTCGTC